CGCAAAGAGTTCAGACCAGTGAACAGCGAAAACTATTGCGGCCTAACAGACGACGAATCAAAACTCTTTCGCAAAGTGTTTAGGGAATACCAACAAACCCAAGACGACGAAACCTATCTCTCGTTACTGGACAGTCTGACGGTCAAAGACTGCGAATCATTGCTTGACGACTACTTCTGGCTTGCTTCAGAAATTGTTTGTTACAAGTACTCGCACCGATACCCACAGATCAACCCGGAATTGTACGAATCAGAAAGCGAACTTTGGTTCAAAGCCTTTGAGATCGGCATAACTCTCAACCCTGAAATGATCACGCTCAACACATACCTAGACGACATAACCCGTTACCAACAAATCAAACAATACGCATAGGAGAAATTATGAAACCGATAATTGAACTCAACCCTGAACAGATATACAAAGTCGCCGAATACCTACGCGACACAGCAAACACAGCAACAAACAACGAATCATCACAACCCATAGCGCACGCATTACACACAATGGCAGACAAAGTGCTTGACATATACGAACTCGCCTTAGACGAAGCACGAACCCTGACTCGAATGGTCAACCACTAACAACATGACAGACATGAGCAACACAACAACACGCGATCTCTACTGGGTAGCCATATACCTACATACAGTCAGCGACCTTGCAGACAACGCCAACCTTGCCCCAGCCGTAAGCCGCATACTTCGCGACTACGCAGAGCAAGCAACGAAGTTGTTTTGTGTCGCTCAATGCGAAGCCGACGAACTCGCACAAGGCTTGTCATCATGACCCCCACTGGCAATTTGGGGGGTGGGGTAAAACTCACAGTTCTACGAGCGATTTCTACCCATGCCGTACACGCGAAGCCTGCCTACGGGTCGTCAAGTGTGGGGTTGTGCCAATGACGGCGACCCCAACGAATGGCGTGAAACGTGGGCAGGGCAAGCGCAAGCCGCTAATGCTGGCGACTACCGCAAGTGTGTCTATGCCTGCACCACCGAATCACTTGAAGGCGCACGGCCGCGCTTGGTGGGAATCTATTTGGCGTGGTGGTGCGCGTTGGCTTGACCCGGCAAGCGATCACCTCATTGTCGAATTGGTTTGTACGACGCTTGACCTCATTGACGAAATTGAACATGACTTGAATGCGAATGGTCGCTATTACGAAACGAAGCAAGGTCAACAGTTGCCACGACCAGCGGTTGCAGATTCGCGAGCGTTACGCGCACAAGTTGTTTCATGGTTGGCGTTGCTTGCGTTCTCACCGTCGCAAAGAGCTGAAATGGGTGCAGGTGTCGAAGTGAACGACGCGTTGCAACAATGGCGTTCAAGACGCGTGCAACAAGGGAGTGATATTGTTGGTTAGCAACGAAAGTTTTGAGCGGAGCCGCCGAACTTTTGACTGAGAGCGGAGCCGCCCAGTTCGTGCAACAACCCTGCACCATTCAACGCATATTTCTTGTGCGTTCTAACCCCGAAAGAAGTTATGAAAAAATCAGACTATCTCGTTGGTGATTATTCAGCCGACGACCTAACCCGTAGTGGTGCAGTTGAAAAACTTGCTGCACACAAAGAAGAATTGACACAACAGGCAGAAGCGATTCTTGATCTTGCACGTTCGCAAAAACGTGAATTGAATCTTGTCGAAGCGGCTGAGGTTGACCGAATCATTGACCAGGCTCGTGACGTTCGCGCACGCATTGTCGAAGCGAACGAAGCACGAACCCGCATTTCAACTTTGTCGTCACGCTATGACGACTCGAATGCTTGTTTCTCGCCTGAATGGCGTGCATTGCGTGACGGCCGCCAAGTTCGTATTGACTTGCCGATTCATGAAATGCTTGCGAAGTACAACAACCGAACCAAAGTTCACGAAAAAATTGACATTCGTGGGTTGGCTACAAGCACCGTTTCAAGTGTGCCTACAACCATTTACCCTGAACTCATCCAGCGACTTATCAACCAGTCGGGTGTTCTTGCGTCAAACGTAAAGACCTACGACACGGGTGCTAGTGGCAACCCAGTCAAAGTACCAATGCAAAGTTCGTACAGCACTGCAACTTTCGTTTCAGAAGGTTCAGCACTAAGCGAATCGTATGGCAACTATTCGTCGGTGACGCTGAACGCGTACAAAACTGGCGCGTTGTTTGCGACGTCGTATGAACTGATTACCGACACTTCGTTTGACATTGTGCCGTACTTTGCCGAAAACTTGAGTAACGCAATTTCTACTTCGGTTGGCGCAAAACTCATTTCGGGTAGTGGTACTGCCGAACCGCAAGGCATTCTTACGGGTGCAACCGTTGGCGTGACTGGTACTGCAACTGCACCGTCTATCGCAAACATTCTGAGCTTGTGGGCAAGCCTGCCAGTCGGTTACCGACCTGGTGCTTCGTGGGTTATGAACCCAGCGACGTACGCGACGCTTGTGGGCTTGAATGACACAACGGGTAGGTCGTTGGTGCTGTCAGACCTTTCAAGTTCACAGCCAACAACCCTCATGGGTCAACCTGTGTATCTCGATACGAATATGCCAACGGCAGGCACAGCAAACGCTTCGGTGTTTGTTGGTGACCTTTCGAGGTACATGATCGTTCGTTACGCAGGCGGTGTACGACTAGATCAGTCGGTTGACTACAAGTTCAACACTGACGAATTGACGTGGCGTGTGCAAATGCGCCTTGACTCAAAAGTTGTCAACTCTGACGCGGCGAGAGTTTTCGTCGGCGCGTAAGTAAGAAGTCAACAACCGTTACTTTCATGGCGGTTGTTAGCGAATCGGTGCGTACCTTCCGCACCGTGCGGTTGACCCGGTGGCTAATACCCACCGGGTTCAATTCGTTTTGGGGTAATCATGGTTCATGTATGCTTCGCGCATGGGACTATTCAGCAAAAAAGAAAAAGTTGAGAAAAAGCCGAAGGGCTTTGCTAGGCAGTTTGTAGATTTGCCGAATTCCGAATTTTTAGACTCTGATGAATTCGTTGACGTAACGGTTCAGGGTAAGGAAACTACTTTTCGGGTTGTGCGTATTACGTGCATAATGACAGATAAACCGCTAGGAACTACGCACGAAGCAATTGCTGTTCGAGGTAAGGGAACAAAAGAATACAAAGCCTTGTTGACTATTGAGAATAGAAAAATTGTGAAGTCTTTTGTTGACGGTTTCTACGGCTAGATATGCACTTTGAGCGCAACAAGTATTTCGTCAAGCGAAACTTGCAAGCCTTTACACAATTTCGGTAAGCGATCTATTGAAGGTCGCACGTCACCATTGAAGTAACGCCACAAAGCGGCCTTATCTAAACCACACGCTTCGGCGGCTTCGGAGAGTGAAGCGAAGCCGACAACTTCCATTTGCTGATACAACCAGTCAAGACCGTCAATATCCCTACTGTATTTCGTCTAACGGTGGTTCTAGTTGACTGACGAGTTCTTGCCATTCGTCGAGCATTGCTGAATACAACGCCTTGCCAGTCAAGCCTTCCCAACGCGATAGGTCAACGGGTTCATTCCACCACGCTTCGTCAAGCCATGCGGCACGCGGTTGGCGCGGCGTTGAACGACCTTGCCGTTGCCTAGACGGTTGCCATGCGAGCATTGCAGGCGGTTCTAATAGTTCGCCTTCGTGCTGAATGAATGACCATTCGCCTTGCGGTGCGTGCTGGGGCAAGAAGTAAAGACGTGCCGGGTCATGTGTGACCTCGTCACCGTTCAAGCCAAGTTCACGGTGACACCATTGCCACACGCTTCGCCACGAACCCGCACCGACTTCGTGTGCGAACGGTAGAACAACGTGCCAGTGTTCGTCGCCTGTGGCGTGGCTGTATGTCGTGTACGCGCAATGGCTGTATCGCTTCAGACTTTCGCGTGCGTCGTCTAACGATTCACCGTCTAAGTCGGCTACGAAGGCTGACATTGCAACAACGCCGTTGTTGCCTCGTGTTGCACCGTCGGCATAGATCGCAGGCGACCATAGCGAGCCTTCAAGCTTGTGTTGCCGTTCAACATGGTTGCTCAACACTTCAACGAGTTCCAGCCAAGTGCGGCCGAACGGCGTTGGGTGTATGTCTTTGACGTTCTTGAATCTGACGGTCATTGCGATACCGCCAAACGAATCGGGCAAGAATCGGGCAGGTGAGTATCACGAAGCCTGCAAACGCAATACGCGTATGGTGCTTGCGAACTTGTAACTCTGTTCGATTCCCGGCGTCGCCTCAAATAGTTATGCGGTGAGTTTTCACCGTTGCCTTTATTCAATGGACTTGGTGCTACCTGACGACACCAAGTGAACAGAAATGCACCACGAATATCGGGCAAAAATCGGGCAAATCGGGCAAGAATCGGGCAAGTGTTCATTCTCCAACCTTTCGTTTGCGTAAAGACTTCGCTAGTGCGTTCATGCCTGCACTTGCTTCTTGTGGCATTGCGTGACCGTAACGATTCAGCGTGAAGGCAAACGACGTATGACCTGCCACGCGTTGCAAAATGTGTGGTGAAAGAAACGGTGCAAGCGCGGTAATTGCCGTATGACGTGACGCGTGCATATTGAATGCAGGCACGTTCGCACGACGAAGCAACGCGTTGTACCGCCTTCGATACGACGAAATATGTGTTGGCTTGCCATTCAATTCGGTGACAATGGCACAGTCTGCCAAGTCGCCACCAACCCACGCTTCGCCAGCAATAAGCCGTTCTTGACGCTGGGTGTTACGCCAAGTTCGTAGATAGGCAATGGTGTCGTCGTCTAATGGTATTTCACGCCGACCAGCCGCAGTCTTTGGGGTAGTGACAATTTCAGCATTCCCAGCACGAACGCGATTATGACGAATGCGAATGCACTTGTTGTCAAAGTCAACATTCTGCCAAGTCAACCCAAGCATTTCGCCACGACGAACTGTTGAAAGAAACTGAACCCACCAAATCGCCTCAAACCTGTCGCCTTCGGCGGCTGACAAAATTGAAGCAAGTTGTTCATGGTTGTACCAGTGCATTTCTTTCGGCTGAATGCGTGCAAGTCGTACGTTGTTGCAAGGATTACCTGCAACACGTTTCAGCTCTACGGCATAGGTCAAACACGCACGCAAAACGCTGAATATATTGCGAGTTGACTTAGGGCTTAGCGGCTTACCAATTCGAGTATTGCCACCGAACCCACCGCCAGTCTTGCCGTGCGTTTCTAGTTCATTGACCCATGCTTGAATACGGCTAGTGGTGAGATCGCGTAACGCAATTTCACCTAGTTTCGGCAGTATGTAGGCGTGCATTGCCATTGTGTAACTGGCGTGCGTAGTTGCTTCAATTTCTTTGGCAACAACGGCAAGCCATTCGTTTGCGTGTTCATGCAACGTAATTCGTGAAGCCTTGATAACACCGCCGATATTCCTGGTGCGTCGTTGTTCGGCTTCATAATCTTGCGCGTCACGCTTAGTAGTGAACCCACGTTTGCGAACCGCTTGAGGTTTGCCGTCAACGGTGAGCGATAAACGCACCTCGTAGTTGTTGTCGGATACTTTACGAATGCTCATTTCTTGCCCTTCTTTTGTGGAAGTTTGCCTTCATACCCAGCCGAACCAAGCCGTCTATATAACGTCATACGACTAACACCTAGCTCGTCACAAGCACGCTTCACCCAGTCGGGTACACCGTTTCGTTGTAGTTGTTCAACTAAGCGAAGTGCGCGTTGTGCTTCGGTT